CGTATTTGGTCCCACGCTTGTAGACGCCGCGATCGAGCACGACAGGGAACCTGAGGCGATGCCATTTCGTGGTTTCGCCCTGCTTGAAACCGAAGCTGAATGTGCGCTCGTCGAGGGGTTCGATGGTGAAGTCGTCAAGCGAGAAGCCGTCGCGGCCGTCCTTGCCGGGCTCGCCATCCTTGCCGTCCGCGCCATCCTTGCCGACCACCTCTCCGAGCGTATGCACGGCCCCGTCCGCCAGCGTCACGACCAGTTGACCCTCGCGATTGATCACCGCGCCAGCAAGGCCAATGCCGTCCTTACCGGGATCGCCGCGCTCGCCTTGCATCCCGTTGGAGCCATCCTTGCCAGCCAGTCCCGGCTCGCCACGCTCGCCCTGCGGCCCAGCTTCACCACGCTCGCCGACGCCTCCCGGCGGTCCCGCCTCGCCCTGCGGCCCCACAGGGCCATCAGTGCCGCGCTCCCCGGCAGCACCCGGCTCGCCGACCGGTCCTTGCGGCCCCGGCTCGCCCTGCAGGCCGCGCTCGCCCTGCGGCCCCGGCACGGGCTCGCGGGCTTCAAGGGCGGCGATCCGCTCCATCAGCACCGATCGTTCGGCCATGTATTCGGCAATCTCGGCACGCATCGGTTCGATCGCCTTGGCGACGACTTCCGCGATGTGATCCCTGACGACCGGCGCGAAACCGGCGGCGACCGCGCTGATGGCGGCGTGGTTCAACCCGTTGCTGTTAGAAATTTGCGTAACTCCCAATTTGCCAGCACGGTCATCGCCGCCAATTCCTCTACGTCAATATCTTTGCCGGCTTGAGGATCGGCGGGCGGTGGCGGCGTTGGGGCTGGTGGCTTCGCAGTGGCGAACGGATCGGGTAGCGCATCGCGCTTGGCTAAGGCTTCAAGCGAATAGTTCTGTTGCTGGCTCAACGGCGCCTCGCCGCCCTTGACCGGCGGAAGGTTCACACGCGCGCGCGCTTCGTTCGGCGCTTTGATAGCGGCCTTGACGGCGGCGGCTTCCGTCTCGACCAACGTCTTGGTGTCCATGCGGAGTAGATCGTCGAGATCAAACCATGTGCCGTACCGGTGACCGTCGACGTCGACCAGCCCCAAGCCTTCGTCAAGCAGAAGCTCTATCGACTCGAAATGCTTTTGCAGCGTTTGGCTGTAGTACGCCTGATTCAACGACTCGATGTTGTTGTAGCTCGGGGGATCGCCGACTTGCACCATGTGCGGCGGCACGCCGAACGATGAACAAACCATCTTCGCCGAGACGCCGAGTTGTTCAATCAACTGCGCATCGACGAAGTCCATCGTCATCGTTTCGAACTTCAATCCGCTGCCGACCACGGCAACCTTGCCGGCTTTGGCGCCGCTGAATTCGGATTCGAAGTGCGCTTTGATGCGATCTTCATCGGCCTTGCTAATGTCGCCGGGCGCTGTCATGAGGCCGCTTGGGCGCGCGCTGTTAGCAAAGAACTGCGTCGAGGTTTTCTGAATATTGATGCCGTGCACGGCCGCCAGCGCCGCCGGTGCCATCGGCGACAAGCCGCAGAGATGGTGGAATTTAAGCGTCATCATGTCGTGGACGATTTCAGACGCCGGCACGGTGACCTTTTCGAGTGTGTTGCCGCTCAAATTGTCCTTGGACAATTCGTAGTAGATGCTGCCATCCGGCCCGACCAGCAACCGCACGCGCGTCGGATCGAGCACATACAACGCCACCACAACACCGCGCCCGTCGCGTTCTTTCAGGATGTAGGCGTTACCGGACATCAGTTTCGAGAACATCCACGCCTCGAAAAACTGAATGCGCGTCTGATAGTGGTTCGGCTTGCGGATCACCGGGCTAAACGCAGGGGCGGCGACCTCTTTCCAAATTCCGTTGTCGTCTTCCTCGACCAATCGCAGTCGGCATTTTGCGATGTCGGACGCGATGCGCTCGGCGCACGCATAGACGGCATGGAAGCTCAGAAGATTTTCAGGGCGCGCTTCCATGTTGCGTTGCCACGCGCCGGTGAACGGCTCATGCACAACAGGAAACCACCAATTGCCGCGATCCACCGGCTGCGACGGCACAAAAGACTTGCGCGTGAAAATGCGCGTCACCAGCGCAGGAAGATTAAAGCGCATCACTCATCCTCGGCGCGCATATCCATGCGGTGATAGCGAGGATCGTCCTTGCGCGGCCGACCAGGGCCGCGACGCAACGGTGTATCCGACGCCCAACCCTTGCCGCGCCAGATCACGGCTTCCTTCTCGGTGCATTCGAATTCATCGCCGGCTTGCATCATCCGGCCATGAATTGTCTTCGGCACATTCAGAACAAGTCTTGGCATCGGTGTAGCTCCTAAAAAATGGGGAGAGCGGCGAGAGGCCAGGAAGGAGGAAGGACATCCATTCCCGTCGCCCTCCCCAAGTTGGCTTGCAACGTTTTAGGAGTAAGCGGCGCCTGCGATGTACTGCACCGCATTCGAGCGGCGCTTGGTCCAGTTGATGAATCGCTCGGCTTTGATGGCGATCATGTTATTTTGCCACAGCGAGGTGAGGATCGTCGATCCAGTTGCGGGCGAGTCGGGCGTGCTTTCCATTTGCAGTGACGCTTCACGGCTCGCGTCGATCGTCACCTGTCCGTCGTCAGCCAACAGAATCTCGTTGGCCTTCGCCAAGATGATCGGATAGCCCTCTGTCGGCGATCCAGTTGTCGACGGCAGATTTTCAGACGCCACGACAGGAATGCCCGCGAAGGTACCGCCGTTCACGCTGATGCCAGGAAACTCGGGCTGTCCGAGCGTGTTGTTCATCAGCCCGATTCGCATCGCCGTGCCTTGCGTCATGATCCACACCGCGCTCGCAAGCGACATATTCGCGGTGAGGAAGGTCTGCATCAGCCGAGCCACGTCAGAACGCAGTGCCGCCGCGTTGGTGCCGCTCGGCGTGATCGCTGTGACGCCATTCGTGATTGACGCAGGCGAGATGCCGGTTGCCGCCTTCGACGGATCAACGAACTGCGCATCCATGAACTGGATGATTGCAGCCGCCAATTCGTCACGAACGATCGTTTCCGCAGACGGGGAGCTAAAGCGCACAAGCTCTTCCGTAAGCGGGATGATCCCCGCGATTTTCGCGAAGTCGAGCGTGATGCTGTCGAACGCGAGTGCGGACAGTGGCTTCGGCGCCGCCTCCCCGACCCAGTTGACCGTCGATGCGCCGGTCATGCGCGGCACTCTGACCTTGAATGGCACGTTACGCAGACCGGGGATGCGACCGATAAGAGTCAACGGGCGCAGGTATTCCGCGAACGCTTCCGTGAGGTTCTGATACTGCACCAGCGGTCCGGCCCAAGTCGCGTCAGACGTCGTGCCGACAGCAACCGCCGCCTTGCATGCGCCAGCAACTTCCGGCGTCTCTGCCATCCATTGCTCGTTGGCCTTGGCGATCTCGCCAGCCATGAACCAGTTGCCTTGCGCCCTGGCGTTGGCAAGCACCAAGCGGACAAACGGCCGCCACGGCTCAATTTCTTTTTGGCGCAACATGATTGGATGGCCACCAGTGGCCATGCCGCTACGACTCTCTGCGGCCTGAATTGGATCAGCGCCACGGACAGGAGCGGCACGCTGCACGTTGATCCGCTCCATGTCCTGCAATCGACCGATGTGCTTGTCGAGCTGATCGACGTTAGCCTTAAGACCGGTCCATTTATCATCCTGCTCGGCGTCAAGGGGCTCGCCCTTTTCATCAGCAGCATCCATCAGCGAAGCCATTTGAGCCGTCAGACTCGCGCGCGTCGCTTCGGCTTCGCGCAGCTTTTCCTGGTTAGTCCTAGCCATAACTCGCTCCTTAATCTTCAATGGGGGTTTCGGTGAAATCCCGGCAGCGCTATCGTCCCGCTGCTTGCCAGCCCGCAATTCCTCGTCGAGCGAACGGACCATCGAAATAGTCGCGTCTTGATTCGCGGGAATTGTTACGACGCTTAATTCGAGCCAGTCCCAATCTTTGATCTTGAGACCGCCCTCTTTCATGATCTCGTAACTGTTGATCGTGAATCCGATGCTGACCGCTTGCACCAGCTTCGCCTTGACGGCCTGCCACGCCTTGTCGACCATGTTTTTTAGCTCGCCGGGCTCGTCGATCTTGGCAAAGCGCGCTTCGAAGGGAATGCCGCTCTTGGTCGGCTTCGCGGCTGTCACCCAACCGACAGGCTGTCTGCTGTCGTGCTGCCATAGCAACGGCATCGGCAGCTTGAACTTCGCGCCTTCGCTTTCGACGATGTCGCCCATGCGATCGGTCGAAGGCGTCGACGCGATGCCCTTGATGATGCGCTCGTCTTCCTTGACCGATTTGATGTCGAGGATCGAATAGGCGCGATTCATCATCGCTCGCCTCCTATGCTGCAGACTGAATTGTGTGAGAGAGGGGAAGAGTTAGCCGACGACGAAAAACTGGTAGCTCGGCTTGGCCACCGGCTCGGCCTTGACCGTCGCGGCGCCGACCGCCATCGACAACGCGATCAACGCATCGATGCGATTGGTCGCCTTGCGCTTGCTGAACCAGAAGTTTCCGAACGGGTCATTCTCGGTCGCGGCCGACATCATCGCCGAGATCAGCACCGGATTGTGCCGAATCCGAATTCGCTTTTCGAGGATCAGGTTTTCCAACGTCAGCTTTGAGCCGGGCATCCATAGCCCGGTCTTGCCCTTTTTCTTGCCGCCCTGCGGATGCTCGACGATCGGCATGGTCAAGCCGAGCGCATCCAGTTCGGGCTCGAAATGCTTGTTGAACCCGTAAGTGTCGTAAGCAACCGCCCGGACCGAATAGAGCGACGACGCTTCCGCCAGCCGGTTCGCGACGTAATCGAACCCGATGACTTTGCCCGGCGTCGCATTCAGGTGCCCCTGATCGATCCAGAGATCGTAGGGCGCCTTGTCCCGCAACGCCCGCTCGCTCACCGTGGCCGAAGGCGTCCACGCCTCAATCCATGCGTCAAACGTCGGCCTGTGCTCGGCATCGGTGCCCGTCTGCACCACGTAGCCGATCGCCGTCATGTCCTGCGTCGCCGACAAGTCGAGCCCGAGATAGACGTCCTCGCCCGAGTGCATCGCCGGATCGAAGTCGGCCATGACACTCTCAAGCGTCTCCCGACTCATCCATGCGTCCTGCGAATCCGTCCAATGGCAGAAATGCAGCCGCAGGATGTTGTTCAACTTGCCCGGCAATTGCTTGGCCTGCTTTACGACGCCGGTCAGATAGTCCTCGGTGATCGTCACCCCGAGCAAGGGATTAGCCTTCACCCAACACGTCGGGTCATTCAGCGGGTCGTCGGCATTGTCGAGCGAACAGACAAAGGAGAATGTCTCATCGTCCTCGACTTCGCCCGCCGCGACCTTGACGGCGTGCTGGTGTTCCTCCCAACACACCGAATTGCGATCGCTGCCGCTGTTGGTGATCATGATCAGCAGCGGTTGCCGCCGGAACTTGAACCCGCGTTCCAGCATCTCGATCATCTTGCCATTGGCGTGCTCATGCACCTCATCGCATAGCGCGCAACTCGGGCGCGGGCCGGAATGCCCCTCATCAGACGAAATCGGCCGAAAGAAACTGCCGGTCTTGAGGTACGCCAAATTCCAGATCGGATTGCCGCCCGATGGGGTCAGAACGTTCCGCAACGCATCCGATTGCTGATACATCGCAACCGCATCACGAAACATTACCATTGCTTGCGACTTCATCGAGGCCGCCGCATAGACCTCGGCCCGCGATTCCTTGTCAGCCAGCAGGCAAAACATGCCGATGCCTGCCGCCAATGGGGACTTCCCATTCCCCTTGCCCTGCTCGATATACGCCCGCCGAAACCGCCGGCGACCGTCCAGCCGCTTCCAGCCGAACAATGACCCAACAATGAATTGCTGCGAGGGATGCAGATCGAACTTCTCGCCCTCGAATTGCCCGCCAGCCAACCGCAGCACCTCGGGGAAAAACCCGAGAACATGCTTAACGTGACCCTCGTCCCACAATAGCCCGCGCTCAAAGCGCGTCGCCATATCCCTCAAATGACGGGCACACGCCGCCCGGATGTGCGGCCCCGCAATCACACTGCCATCAGTGACAGCAGTCGCCCAAGCTGTGACCGGATCAAGCGGCTTTGAAGTATTTGGCGGCGGGGTCTTCGGCCTTCGTGCCACGTTTCACCATGCCCATGCGCGCGCGCGCTGATGGATCGAGCCCCAATTCGCCGCCAAGCGCGCGCCACTGGTTCCATATCCCCGGCGTCCACTTGAGCCAGCCGGCTTCAAAATCCGCCTGCAGCTTACACCAAGCGCCCATCTTGTAGCTGTCTGGCCGTTTTAGCCAGAAACACATCCCCACAAGTTCACCCCACAACTCAACCTCGCGCCCTTCAAGCCCCGGCGGCATAACCGGCTCACCCTGCGGCATCGGCTCGCCCACCGGCAAAGCCTGACGCCCACGATTGCCAGTCGCAATCTTCAACTCAGTTGGTACAGGTGCGCGGCCTCTCATCGTAGCTCACTTATTAGTTGCGGTTTCACGTGAACCCCTGACGTTTATAACATCATTGCAATGCGTTGGGTCCAACGATGTCGCGCGGTGCCAATCCGGTGCGCGAGGGGTATAGCCTAGGTTGCAATCTAGTCGACCCAGTGTGCGGTGG